TTGGCATATTATATTTGCGTTGTTTGGTTAGCATTACGAATTTGCTCATTTACAAGTTCCGTTCCAGCAAATTGTTATTTGAAGAGATGTTAAACGATAATGCAAAATAACGTTGTAAACTTCGAGCTTCAAGAAAAACAATCTATATGTTGGACTTCGCCCGCTACTGAAATCCTTTACGGCGGAAGTGCTGGCGGGGGTAAGTCTCACGCCATGCGAGTAATTGCAATAATGCTTGCTTTTAGTGTTCCAAATATTCAAATTTATTTGTTCCGTCGAGTATTTGCTGACCTGCTCAAAAATCATGTTGAAGGCTCTTCGGGGTTTCGTGCGTTGCTTGCTCCGTGGATTAAAGAAAAATTTGTAAAAATCACAGAAGAAGAAATCAGTTTCCAAAATGGGGCAAAAATTTATTTGTGTCATTGCCAGCATGAGAAGGACGTGTACAAATATCAAGGGGCTGAAATGCAAGTGATTTTGATTGATGAATTGACACACTTTAGCGAGAAAATCTACAAATTCTTAAGAGGTAGAGCAAGGCTTGGCGGTGTTGAAGTGCCAGAGCATTTAAAACATAAACTCCCGCTTATCTTGTGCGGTAGCAACCCCGGGGGAATTGGTCATGAATTTGTTAAACAAATGTTTATTGATAACTGCAAACCCTTTGAGCTTAGAAAAATGAGCGTTGAAGATGGTGGAATGATTAGACAATATATCCCCGCAAGACTTAGTGATAATGAAGTATTGATGCGTAATGATCCGAATTATGCTGACAAACTGATGGGCTTAGGCGGTGCATTAGCAAAAGCAATGTTAGACGGAGATTGGGACGCTATTGAAGGGGCTTATTTTGACAATTTTGACGCAAAAAAACATGTTATTGATTATGTCAATGTTCCGCATACTTGGCACAAGATAAGAGCTTTTGACTGGGGCTATTCTCGCCCATTTTGTGTGCTTTGGGGTGCAGTGTCGGACGGCTCGCTTGTTGATTGTGGAGGCATTAAGCGTAGTTTTGCAAGAGGCGCAATCATTGTTTATCGTGAATTCTATGGTTGCACTGGCAAGGCAAACGAAGGCTTGAAGATGAATGTTCCCGAAATCGCTAAGACAATTAAAGAATTGCAGATGGGGGAAAAAATGGATGCAATGGTTGCTGACCCTGCAATATTTGATGTTTCAAGCGGGGAATCAATCGCTAATCAATTTGAGAAGCAAGGAATTGGCTGGCTTCCTGCTGATAATAAACGGGTTAATGGTTGGCAACAAATAAGAGCAAGGTTTACTGGTAATGAAGATGAGCAACCACTTCTTTACATAACTTCTAATTGCAAGAATCTACTACGCACGATTCCACTTATGCAATATGATAATTCTAAGCCTGAGGATTTAAACACAGATTTAGAAGATCATGCAGTTGATACTTTACGCTATTTGTGCATGAGTCGCCCGATTATTCCAGCTGAAATTAAAAAACCAATGACAATGCAGGAATCAATAAATAAACAATTTGAAGTGCAAAGGTTAATTGATGAAATAAAAAAACAAAATGAACTATTGACAAAAAGAAAGTAATAAATAATATAAAAAAAATATGAGCATGAACCAAATTGAAACACAAGACGAATTATCATCACTCACAGGCGAGCAAAGGCTTGTTGATATTTGGCGCCGTGAGATTGATAACGCTAAAAAATATCACGAAAAATCAAAAGAAATCGCTAAAAAATATCAGGAAATTTACGAATCCCAAGCGGAAGAAGCTGAATTACAATCAAATTTCCCAATATTTTGGAGCAATACACAAGTTTTAAGACCACTTCTATTTTCTAAGCTTCCCAAGGCAAATATTACGCAATCTTTTTTTAATGACGATGAGATTTCAAGAATAGCTAGTGAATTAGTTGAAAGATTAATTACTTATTTGCTAAAAGAATCTGATGCAGAAAATCAAATTGAGAAAATAAGAGATGCTTATTTGGTTCAAGGCATTGGAATACCAAGAATTGTATTTATACCGCCTGAACCAATTGAAATTAAAACTAAAAAGAAAAAGAAAAAACAAAAGCCAGAAATGGAAGATGAAGGCGAATCTGAAAATGAAGATGAATCATCATCTAAGGATTATTCCGAAGATATGGCGGAAGGTGAAACTGAAGACACAGAAGAAGAAACAACTTACGAAACCGATGAATCTAAAAAATCATTTAAGATCGAATTTGTTGATTATCAAGATTTTCTTAAAAGTACAGAAAAAGAATGGAATAGGTTAAGATGGGTCGCGTTTAGAAAATATTATTCACGCAAAGAATTAATTGATTATTTTGGCAAGAAAGGCGAGAAAGTGCCAATGACTAATAATAAATTTGAATATCTTGGTGAACAAGAAGAAGATCTATATAAACTATGCGAAGTTTGGGAAATTTGGGATAAGGAAAACAAAATGTGTCATTTTATCACTTTTGCTGGCGATGGTTATGTTTTAGATAGCCAAGAAGATGGTTATAATCTAAAAAATTTCTTCCCAATACCGATGCCGATGGGGCTTAATGAGTCTAAAAAGCTATTACCCGCCCCTTTATTTTCGAAGTATAAAAATTTATCCGAAGATTTAACTGAAATTCATGACAGAATTCAAAGCTTAATCAAGCAAGCTAAATTTACAGGTGCTTATACTTCATTTGCCGAGGAATCAGACATTCAAAATATAATGAATGGTAATGATGGCGAATTTAAACCACTTAAAACTACTGCAAATATTGATGATGCTAGAAAATTAGTTGTATTTAAACCCCTCAATGAAATTGTTAATACAATTACTGTTTTAAGAACTGAAAAGATGGCACTTAAGCAAGATATTCAGGAAATAACTGGTTTAAGTGATATCGTCCGCGGTTATAGTGTAGCAAGTGAAACCGCAACGGCTCAACAATTAAAAGGTAATTTTGCTATTAGCAGAATCCAACCATTACAAAAAGAGGTTGAGTTCACTATAAGAGACACAATAAGACTCTTGGCGGAGTTGGCAGTTGAAAAAATGTCTATTGATGAGATAATTAAAATAACTGGCTTAAAAGTTGTTGATGTTGAATTAATAATGAAAAATGCTCGTCAATCTATTGAAATGGAAAAAAGGCACGCAATTTCATTATTAAAGCCCGAAGACCCCAATAATCAAGAAAAAATTATGATGTTGGAGCAACAAGCACAACTTGGCTTGCAAAAAACATTAAAAGATTTACAAGATCAGCTAAAAGGCTTTGTGATTCAATATAAAGACAAATATAAATTAGAAAAAACAATTAAAAACGATAAACTTCGTTGTATTTCTATTGATATTGAGACTGATAGCACGGTAAAGATAGACCAAAACCAAGAAAAAATGGATAGAATGGAATATATTCGCACTATTGGCCAAACAATTCAATCTATGGTCCCAGCCGTTCAAACTAATGTTATTTCTAAAGATGCACTCAATGAATTTGTAATTTTTGCCTCGAAACCATTTAAAGTTGGTAGAAACCTTGAAAATTATCTTAAAAATGAAGAGCCAATTGAGGAAAAACCAGACCCGCAAGCAATGATAGCACAAGCTGAACTTGAAATGAAAAAACAAGAATTACAATTGAAAGCACAAGAAATAACTGGTAAATTAGATTTAGAACAACAAAAAGTAAATGTTGATAAGGCTAAGGTTCTAAATGACCAGAATAAATTTGAGCAAAAACTAGAATTTGAAGATGCTAATAAACAAGCTGATAGTGAAAGCAAAAGACTTGATATGAAAGTTAAAGCTGGAACGGAACTTGTAAATGAGCAAATTCGTAATGCTAACCAACCAACGCAAATATAATATGCCATTAAAAAAAGGTTCATCAAATAAAGTTATTTCTGCTAACATTAAAAAAGAAATGAAAGCTGGCAAGCCACAAAGACAGGCAATCGCAATTGCCTTGTCTAATGCTGGTAAATCTAAAAAGAAAAAATAAATATGAAAAAAGGTTTATATGCAAATATTCACGCTAAAAGAGCAAGAATTGAAGCTGGTTCAGGCGAGAAAATGAGAAAAGTAGGAACAAAAGGTGCTCCTACTGCTAAAAATTTTAAAGAAGCTAAAAAAACTGCTAAAAATGACAAAAAAAACAGTTAATTTAAGTATCGGGCGTGGTGAGAAGTCAAAAACAGGAGGACTTACCGCTAAAGGTAGAGAAAAATATAATAATGCAACTGGAAGTAATTTAAAACCACCAGTAAGTAGAGAACAAGCACAGAAAAGCCCAAAAGCGGCCGCTCGTAGAAAATCCTTTTGCGCTAGAATGTCAGGAGTTCCTGGTCCAACATCTAAAAATGGTAAACCAACTCGTAAAGGATTAGCATTAAAAAAATGGGATTGTTAAATGTATGCTATTTAAATATTTATTTGATGATTCTTATATGGATTGCCGATTTAGAACTAAAATAAGTCGTCAATTAACTTATTTAGAATATAAAACA